GAAAAATGAACAAATTAATTAAATTGGATTTAGCAGAAGGAACTCAGCCAAGAATAGGTGATGGCAAGGGTGGAACATTCTGCGGAACAGATGCTGGTTTTTATATCAGTAAAGCTATGTGTCAAGCAATTTCTCTAGAGAACTTGACAATGATGGAAAACATTAAGTTTAAACAAGTAGTTCAGACAATGGCTGCGGCTGGAGTTATTGGAAATAGCGATTGCGATTTCACAAGTGCTGGTGCTTTAAACTTAGGCGAAAGAATTATACAACCAAAAGACCTTCAAATCAACTTGCAGCTATGTAAGTCAGTTTTAGAAAGTAACTGGGAAGCTTTACAAATGAGAGCGGGTGCTTGGAATGATAGTGTACCTAGTTTCAATGAGTATGTTATTTCTTTAATGGCTAAAAATATAGCTGAAGCTATTGAGGCTAATGTTTGGACGGGTGCGGGTGCTACGGCTGGTCAATTTGAAGGCTTCACAACACCAGCAACGGGTTCATTTGCTCTTGATGGAAGTGTAAACGTTGTAGCTAGTGCGGGTGCTCCATTTGATGAAACTAATATTATCGCAAACCTTGATAAATTGGTTGCTAATATACCTTCTTGCGTTTATGGAACTGAAGATTTAAAAATATATATGAATATGAAATCTTACAGATTTTACATTTCAGCTATTTCTAAATTAGGATATGTTAATGCTTACAATATGAACGGAGACTACCTACCATTATTTAATGGAGTAGCTATTGCACCAACTTACGGGATGTCTGACAATGAATTAGTAGCTGCACAAGTTTCTAATTTATTTTTCGGTACTGATTTAGTTTCTGATACTACTGAAATTCGTCTATTGGATATGACTATGCTTGATGGTTCAAATAATATTCGTTTAGTAGCTAAGTATTCTGCGGGAGTTCAGCACGGGATAGGTTCTGATATTACTTGGTTGAAATAAAATAAATTATAAACCTTAAAAATAAATAAAATGGCAGATGAAGATAAATATGGATGTTCCCTCATAACTAAGGGAAGGGGTTTAGATTGTAATAGAAGTTCGGGTGGAGTTAAAGCGGTTTATTTCGCGGTTGGCGATACTACTAAAGTAACTCAATCTTGGAGTGGTGCAACGGCTGGAACGACAATTGATATTAATATGGGTGGAACTAGCTTATATAAATATTCCCTTCCTAAAGGTACGGCGACAATGACTGATACAATTGTTGGTAGTCAGGAAAACGGAACTATATACTACACTCCTACAATTCAAATATTGTTGAATAAAATCAAAGCACTTGATCAAAATGAAATTAGGTTATTAGGACAAACGCAAACAGTTATATTTGTTGAAATGAATTCAGTTTATAATTCAAACCAGCATAACGTGATAGTTTGTTTAGGTCCTGAAAACTGGATGACACTCGACGCTGGTACGTCAAGTTCAGGAACGGCTTGGGGTGATAGAAATGGATATGATTTGACTTTCGGAGGAATGGAAAGTTTACCTATTTCAATTGTTGATGACTACACTTTAACACCTTTTGACAATATTGATAGTGGAGCTTTAATACCTATTATTGCTAATTAGTATTATCTAAATATATTAATGAAGGGGGGCTATTTAGCTCCCCTTTTTTGTATAAGCAAATAAAAAGATAAATTTTCTATTATAGGTTATGATACAAAGCACAATCAAGACACCTTTCAATGCCGTAATAAATACAACGGCAAATCAAATTATGAAAGGCGCTATCGCCCCACCTAATGCAGACCCTCATAATACTTTGAGGTACTTGTTCAAATTTACAAATGATATGTCGGGTGAAGTTGTTTATTGTTATCCAACGCCTTTAGTTTATAATAGGTATTCGACCTTCCATTTTGAATCTATATGCGTATCTCCTAATAGGTATGAAGGTCAATTATGTATCGATTTAGCTGGATATTGGAAATATGAGGTTTACGAGGTTTATTTTGAAGAACAAGCACCATACAAAACTGATGAGTATTATCCTAAAGATGAAACTATTATTTTGCCAATTCAACTTGATCACGGAATTGTTAAGGGATTAGTCGCTATTGGTAAAATGTATGCGGCTGAAATAGGTGGAGAAGAACAAGTTCAATATAAAGAGTATATTGCGCCAGTCAAAACAAATTATATTTACAATGAATAAAATACTTAATGTTAATTTTGGGGTTTCAGTAGCGCCAACTGTCCGTGAAGTTCAGGGAAAAAACTGGATTGAATACGGAACTGATGAGTGGAAGAACTTATACCCTCAATTTCTCATAGATTTATATTATAATTCGAGTACTCACGGAGCTATTATAAACGCCACCGCTGAAATGATAGCTGGAGAGGATATTGTAATAGATGACGAGGACGGTCAATTAGAGCTTGATAGTATAGTAAGGTTAAAAAAGTTTATTAAGGCCGCAAACGGCACTGAAACGCTTATGGAAGTGATTAAGAAGGTTTCTTTTGACTTCAAATTACAAGGTGCTTTTGCTTTAAACATAGTATGGTCGCAAGACAGAACTGAAATAGCTGAAATTTATCATATTCCAGCGGAAAAAATAAGAGCTTGTCGGCCTAATGAAATGGGTAAGGTTGAAGGCTACTATATTTGTTCAGACTGGACTAATACTAGGAAAAACCCACCTCACTATGTATGCGCCTTCAATCCTAATGATAGAACAGACCCTAACCAAGTGTTATATTCAGGACTTTACTCACCAGCTATGTCAGTATACCATACTCCAGATTATATCGCTGGAAATAACTGGGCGCTAGTTGATCAAAGAGTCGCAGAATTTCACTTAAATAATATATCAAATGGATTTAGCGGTTCTTATTTCATAAGTTTTGCGAATGGAGTGCCAACCCAAGAAGAGCGGTTTCAAATAGAACGGAGTTTGTCAGATAAATTCACGGGAGCTCATAATAGCGGTAAATTTGTGCTTACTTTTTCAGATGACAAAACAAGAACACCTGAAATAACACCTATTTCAATGGCTGATGCTGATAAACAATACTTAGCTTTACAAGAATTGCTAGTTCAAAACATATTAACCGCTCATAGATGCACCTCACCCGTATTGATGGGGATAAAGTCAGATACTGGCTTGGGAAATAACGCTGATGAGTTGAACTCCGCTGCTAATTACTACCTAAATACAGTTGTCGCACCATTTCAAGAGCATATTTTAAAGGTATTAAGTAAGATATTTGCGGTTAATAATATGGATTTGCCAGTTAGTTTCGTACAATTGAAACCAATAACAGTTCGCTTCACTAATCAGGACTTAATGGCCGTGATGACGCAAGACGAAATACGGGAAGAGTTAGGGTTAGCCCCACTTGATGAGAGGATTGATGTAGACCTACTTAAAATGGCTGAAAAGACGGAGCTTGATACGTTTCACGATACTATTGAGGATATTCCTGAAGGCTGGGAAATGATACAAGAAGAAGTAGTTGATGGAGAGCATCGTGATTTCAATTTTGAAGTAGCTTTAAATGAAATAAATGATGATAAAACTCAATTAACCAGTACGGGAAGAGCAAACCCCAACGCAAGGAGTGAGCAAGATGGTTTAAATAAGAAGAAAACGGCTTTTTATAAAGTCAGATATGTTTATGCAAAAGACAATTTCTTGAATAATAGGAGTGGAACTGGCCGTGAGTTTTGCAAAAAAATGATGAAAGCGGGAAAAATATATCGTAAGGAAGATATTATGAAAATGTCCACTAAAGGCGTAAATCCTGGCTTTGGTCCAAAAGGAGCTAAAAATTATGATATTTTTCTCTTTAAAGGCGGACCCCAATGTTTTCACTTTTGGCTAAGACAAGTTTACAAAGCCCCAAAAACAGATGATAATTACGTTTATTATCCTGATAAGGTTCAAGATGAAATTAATATAGGATACACAAAGGCTAGAAGTCAAGGATTTACGGCCAAAAAAAATGACAAACTGGTTGCAATACCACCAAGGAAAATGAAAAATAATGGCTACTTAAAACCAAGAAAATAATGGCAACGGGATATGTCCTTTTTATCAGCGAAGAGAAATTAAAAGATAGCACCGCTATATCTTTGAATGTAGATGTTCAATTGCTTTTGCCTTTCGTAAAACAAGCGCAAAAATTGTATGTCGAAACTAAATTAGGCACAAAATTATGTGACAAATTGAAGTCGTTAATTGTAGCGGGAACAGTTGATTTGCCAGTCAATGTAAATTATAAAAGATTACTTGATGAGTTCATTGGAGAGATGTTACCAAATTTCGCCTTATACCACGCTATTCCATTTCTTAGATTTAAGGTCGAGAATGGAAATATTTATTCAAAAACAAGTGAAACGGGTAATGCTATGAGTACTGAAGAGGCTCAAAGTTTGAGGTCAGAAGTGGTTAATACTGGTGAATATTATATGCAAAGAATGATAGAATACATTTGCAATAACACAAGTTTTTTTCCTGAATATTCAACGAATACGGGTGCTGATGTAGACCCTGATACTAACTCATATTATGCGGGAATGAATTTAGAAACAAGTAGAAACCAAGGAAGAAGAATAACACTTCAGGATTTTTTAAGTCCATCTGATTAATGAAAAAAAACTATAAGATCAAGGAAGGCAATAAAACCAAATTGAAGCGGTATATTGCTTTAAATAATAAACTTAAAAAGCGTAATGAAACCAATGCAAGACAGCCTAAATGTAGCACTCGCAAATAGTTCAGCGATTGCTCTAAACCTCACAAATTGTAATGAGGTTCTAACTTTTATTTCACTAGCTTTAGCTATAATTTACACTATATCTAAGTTCGTGAAGAGCCATAAAAACGACTAAATTGGCTCAAAAAGAATTTAACATAATAAATTGCAAAACGTTCGGCTCACACTAGCGTTTCAACGTTATATGTTTTTATATACTAACATACTAAAGATACTTCAAAATGCCTTCAGACACCTTAAAAACGCTATGAGCAACAATATCAATATTCTTATAATACGCGAAGTTTATACTGATAAAAGTGTAATCGGGAGCTTGTCAATTAACGGAGAAGTGTTTTGTAGTACGCTCGAACTTCCTTGGAAAGACAATAAAAAAAATGAAAGTTGCATACCAGCTGGAAGGTATGATGTCAGATTAAGGTTGGCTCGTGAAAGTGCTTCAAGAGATTATTTGCACTTAATAATCAAGGACGTTCCTGACCGAAAATTCATATTATTTCATCGCGGAAATTCCGCTAAAGATACTAAAGGTTGTATCCTAGTAGGTCGGGGAACTGAACAAGACTTTGTTAAGAATTCAGTTTTAGCTATGGATTTACTTATGCAAGAAATAATATATTTGGGCGGCGACAATATAAAATTAATAATCAAAAATAATTAAAATGAAAAAGTTTTTACAAAAGTACCTTATCGGAAAAATGTTAAAATCTAAGAAGTTCTGGTATGCGGTTAGTTCAGTAGTTGTTCCCGCTATTGTTACATTATTAGGAGTAGATGAAGCAACGGCTACAAACCTATTTCAAGCGCTTCTAGTCTTAGTTGTCGGACAAGGGATAGCTGATGCTGGAAAGAGATAATAGATACCGCTTAAAGCCCCACGAAATACTAGCTCTTGAACAAATGCGTATCAAGGAGACTCGCAACGTATTAGTTATTGGCGACCTTCACGAGCCATTCTGTTTAGATGAATATTTAAACTGGTGCATACTTCAATATAAAACTTTCAAATGTACGGAAGTTGTCTTTATTGGAGATGTGATTGATAACCACTATTCAAGCTATCACGAAACGAGTGCTGATGGTATGGGTGGGGCTGATGAGTTGGAACTTTCTATTAGGCGCATATCACGTTGGTATGAAGCTTTCCCCGTTGCTACTGTTATTATCGGAAACCACGATAGGCTCATAATGAGAAAAGCTCAAACTTCTGCAATACCTAGTAAATGGATAAAATCATTTAAAGAGGTACTTGAAACCCCAACTTGGAATTTCGTTGAAAGATATGAAAAAGATGAAGTACAATATATCCACGGAGAAGGGGGAACGGCTCGGACAAAATGTAAGAGCGATATGCAAAACACCGTCCAAGGACACCTTCATACTCAATGCTATGTAGAACATTTTGTAGGTAAGAAATTCAGAGTATTCGGCGTTCAGACTGGTTGCGGTATTGATCACGACAGTTATGCTATGGCCTACGCTAAGTATGGTAAAAAACCCGCTATCGCTTGTTCAGTTATACTCAACAACGGAAAAACCCCTATTAATCTACTAATGCCACTCGGCAAATAGGTCAATTTTAGATAATTTTCTAGGGTTGAATGAAATTAAATTGAAAATAAGTGTGAATAAGTTTGTGAGTAACTCCAAAAGGTATATCTTTGCTGAGTAGAATAACTACAAATACTAAAAATAAAAAATTATGTCAGTAATGTTAATTAGCAAAAACAAAATAAACTCAATTATGGAATTAGATAATGGGTTAGCTATGAATGAAGATGAGAAACGTGCAATATGGTATGCCTATATTGGAAATGTAACTTGTTACAATGTTCAGTATGAAGGAAATATTGAAATTGATTTTGACTTTAAAAAAACAACCGAATTCAAAATGGATAAGCATATTGCTTTAAGTGAATTAAAATCATTGAAATACAATATTTACACAAATGATGGAAATTGTTTTGTTCAGCAAAAATGGATTGATTTAATGCAAGGCGTAATTGACCGCTTTGAAGATAAAAAAACTGAAGTGCTAAATGACAATCAAATTTTGTTAAGTACAATGAAAGTGATGTCAGGAAATAACATAAACTAACATAAAA